ACAGAAAATCTTTGCGTAGGGCCGCTATCTTGACAGTAAAAAAATGCGCTGCTTGTACTGTTTGGCGCGGCTCCCGTGTACCCCATCGCCATCCCATATGGGACTGCGTTGCTGTTTACTACTGCAAAGGCGTAGTCTGCGTTTCCGTATGAAACTACTGCACGCGATGTTGCAAAAGTTGGCTGGCTTGTAGTCCCCACCAGCAAATTCCCGCTGGAGTCGATGCGGGCGCGTTCGGTGTTGCCCGCTAAGAAAACCAAACCCCCATCAGCGCGAATTGCCCCAATTTCAGTGTTTCCAAGGTTATGGCGAATAGCAAACTGATTTACACCCGCAGATGCGTTGTACGAAAGAAGAATGTTGTTGGTGTCACTACCGTCAGACAAGAAAGCATACCCGCCCGCGTTTCCTACTGATGTAATTATTGCGGTTGATGAAGACGAAGTAGTCCCTACCAGCAAATTCCCCCCGCTCGTGATGCGGGCGCGTTCGGAGCCGTTGGTGTAAAAAGTTTGAAAACCGCCGTATGTGCTGGGGCCAACATAGGTTCTTAGCTCACCAGTATCCACATTCAACTTGAAAGAAGCATATTCAGCAGTGTCAGCCTCCGCCGCTCCGATACCAAAGCCACGGAAGTCAGCATTTGTTGTCGATGTGACTCTGATTGTGGTGTTGGTGGCCCCATCTACATGCAGCCTAGTATCAGGTGAAGTTGTACCAACCCCCAAATTCCCACTCGCATCCAGTGTCATTGCCTGCGTGAAGGTGATCGCATTGCCTGCTGTGCCGGAACCTGCGGTGTACCAAGTGTGACTTCCGCTGCTTTGCGCGTACCGCGAAGCGCCAACAGAAGATGTTTGATATTTCCAGCCAGCGTTAAAGTATGCGTTAGACCCAAGGTTTGTGTTGTTTGAGTCGTTGAACAAGAAGCCGGTGGCCGACGGGCCAATTTCTATTGCTCTACCAGAACCCGAACTCCAAGCACTCGGCGTCACCCCCAGACCGAGGTTGCCGGAGGCGTCAAGGCGCATTCGTTCAGAAGTGGTGACCGCGCTATCAATAGCTACGGTTTGCGCACCGCCGCCGCTCCAGACATGCTGATCACCAACTATGGTGTACGCACCGCGAGCCACATTGATGGTGGTTGCGCTTACAAATGCTCCAGAAGCGGAAGTAGACGGCCAAACTCCGTAACCAATAACCGGGCCACCGCTGGAGAATTCGCCGCCAAATGTTGCAAGGTGCCCTGATGTGTAATACCCGCCAAGAATCTTGGAGCCGTTGACTGACGACGCAGTACCGGAAATAACGTAGCCACCAAATACCTCCAGCTTTGCTGTAGGCGAACTCGTCCCAACGCCCAGGTTGCCCGTAACAGTCAGGTCGGTAAATGTTCCTGCGCCGCTGGTGTTGCTGACTTTGATGAAGTCAGAGCCGTTCCATGCAACAACAGCGGACTCGCCTTTAACGATGGTCACGCCAGTTGTCGGGCCTACGCCACGGAAAACGATGGACTGCGTACCACCAGAAGCGTTGATCACCGTGTAAATCTTGGACTGTGCGGGGGCTGTAATGTTGCGAGTCGTAGTACCAGACGCAGGGCTCCACAAAATAATCGCTTGTCGTGCTTGATTGGACGCGCCCGTGGTGGTCGTTAGCGTGATATCCGCATCGGTCGTAATGCTGGTTGTGCCCGCCACAGCGGTGTCCAGCAAAGAAGTGATGGAGTCATTTACCGTAGCGCCCCAAGTGCCGGACAGTTCTCCCGTAACCGGAAGAGCCAGACCGAGAAGGGATGTGTATGATGTTGGCATGTGGATTCCTTATCAGACTGTTTGGATTTGAGTCCAGCTTGGCGCTTGAGTATTTTATGCGTCGGTATTTTGCCAGTTCGGGTTCTGGCTGTCATCTATGACTGACCAACCGGGGTTCTGCGGGGTCGAGATGACCACCCAGTTGGGGTTCTGGTTGTCGTCGATCAGGTTCCACAGGAATGCCCCAATGACGGAGTCCAGCACCGTGGCGGACTCCACAAGCTGAACATTGAACGTGGCAAAGGTAGACACCAAGTCCAGCGCGGCAACAGCCTCTTGAACCTGCGGGCCAAACACTGACGGGGCCACCAGCGTAATGTCCGTTGCCGTAGCCGTCTCTGCAATCTGCCCCAAGAAGTTAGTCAGGGCGCTGATCAGATCAGTTGCCGTGGCAGTTTCAGATACTGCCCCCACAAAAATTACCACCGATTGAGTTGTATCCGTGGCAGTGGCGGTTTCGGAAACAGCGCCAGCAACACTCAGATTGGCAACCGGGCTGTCAGTCCCCGTAGCCGTTTCCGCAAGGCTTGGGTTGAACGTGTTGTTGGCCGTGCTGGGCGCGTCTGTAGCCGTGGCGGTTTCAGACAGGCTGGGATTGAACACTCCGCTGGCGCTGTCCGAGTCGGTTGCCGTGCTGGTTTCTGCAAGGCTGGGATTGAATGTGCCAGTTGTGCTGGTCGCATCTGTGGCCGTGGCGGACTCCAGAATAATGCCGGCAAACGCAAACCTGCCTGCTGTTGCGTCCGTTGCCGTAGCAGTTTCAGAAACGCTACGATTGATTGCAAGCGTGGCAGCTACAGTGTCTGTGCCAGTGAGGGCGTCAGCCACCTGCGCCAGCAAGGTCAGTGTGCCTGCGACAGCGTCCGTTGCCGTGGCTGCTTCAGACAGGCTGGGGTTAAATGTGCTGCCCGGTGCGCCTACAGTGTCCGTTGCTGTGGACGTTTCGCTGATGCTTGAAACGTATGTGAGTACCGCAGATACCGCATCGGTTGCAGTGGATGTCTCAGAAATGGTGGCGGTAATTGCCACCACGCCAGCTTCAAAATACCAGCCCAGCGAACCGTTGTTGGTTGAGTTGGCCCCCGCATACCATGTGGTATCAAGACTGTATGCCCGTACCCCAGTGACTGCCAAATAATCGACGCTGGGGTCTGTGCCGCCTGTCAGGATCAATGTGCCGGGGCTGGATGCAGATGTGCCCTGTACCGTCAGAACCCGAGTTGCCGCCCCTGTGGCCGTCCATTGCGTTACACGCTGCGTTGTCGTGCCAATGGTGATGTTCGTTGCACCCGTTGCGCTGTAGGTGTTGGTGATGTTGGCAAAGGTGTTGTTGCCTGTGATGGTCAATGCACCAGCTCCGCCTTGGTCAAGGGTGATGCCTGAGTAGGAGATGCCGCCGCCAGCAAACGTCTTGGCAGATGCATTGGTGAGGCTGATCGTGCCTGTGCCTGTGACGGTGAGGTTGGTAGACACAGCAGTAAATGGCGTAGACGCTCCAGCAAAAGTCCATGTACCAGAACCAAAAGAAAGTGTCCTTATTGCTGTTCCTGAGCTTTGCATCCCGCTAGTTGACCCAGCAAAAGTAACGTTATACCCATTAGCATTAAATGTTCCAGAAGTAAGAATGACCGCACCGCTTGTGTTTCTGCCTGGGAAAAAATTGTCTTGTAGCGTGACTGATCCACCAGGAGTGTCAAACGTAAAAGGTTGCGTAAACGTAATGCCAGCACTTGTAATCGTTTGGCTGCCACGCCCTGCAAAGGTCATCACACCCGTACCCGTCAGCGTTGTGCCAGTACCATTGATCCAGTTGCCGTAGATTGCTGGTGTATTCGTACTCGTTGCCAGCGTCATTGTGTTGCTGGTACGGGCAGACATATCAATCGTGCCGATGTTGTAAGAGTTGCCAAGACTCACAGTTACACCGCTATTTGGTGAAGAACTGGGAAACACAATTGTGTCTTGGGCAAGAGGGAAATAAATGTTGTCTGGTGTGCCGCCAATTGACGATGCCCACACAACACCGCTCCAGCTTGCCGTTGTGGCAAAGTTCCAATAGACCGTCTTAGCCGCAGGGAACGTAATCCCACTGTTGCCTTTGCAATCACCCAAACGAGTACCACTGACAGGGGCAGCAGCACCAGCAATGGTGATGTCACGGAAGTCTGCATCTGTTCCTGAGAAAGCAGCGCAGGTCAGTGTGCGGGTTGTGCCAATGGTGTCTGAGCGGACGAAGTGCCGCATCGTGGCGTTAGTGCCAGCGGAAAGCGTCAGTGTGCCGTTGATGGTTTGGTTGGCTGTGAGAGATACGTTCTTCAGGCCAGCAGAGGTAATGCCTGTGACCGACAGGTTGTTGAAGGTGTTTGCTCCGTTGATGGTAACTGTGCCTGCGGATGTGCTGGTAAAGGCTACGTTGTAAAACGTTTGGTTGTTTCCCGAAATGCCAGAGCTTGCTCCAGAAAAATTAATCTGAGATGTGTTTGAGTTAAAGGTTAATCCAGCACGAACTGATTCAGTTGTGCCAAAATTAAGCGCAGGAGAACTTGCAAAGTTTAATAAAACAGTGGAAGAACCAAATGTTATTGTTCTTGAGTTTGAATTGTCTGAGGAAAAAATTCTGGTTGTAAGATTGAAGTTTCCAGTGTTAAACGTTCCGTTAGTAACAGTAAAATCTGCACTGGTTGCCGTATTATCAAAAGCACTTCCAAGTGTCCAGCCAGAATTTACACCGTTAAGCACAACACTAGATGCCAGTACAACGCCATTGGTTGTCAGTGTACGCCCCGTAGCCGATCCAGATAAAGTAATGTCACCCGTGTACGTCCTCGTCAGGCCCGTTGCGGGCAGCGTCACGTTGCCGTGAATACCAACAATTGCAGTTGATCCGGCCAGCGTCAGGTTGCCCGTCAAAGGCCCAGCAATCGTCAGCGCCTTTGTTCTGATGCCTCCAGTGACGGCATTTACCGTGGCCGTGTAGGCAGTAGCGTTGGACAGTGAGTCAAACACCACATCATCATGGCTGCGGGGCACAGAGGCTCCAGAGCCGCCACCAGAAGACGTAGACCACCGAGCCGTGTCGCTCCAGTTGCCCGCGCCGCCAACCCAGTATCGGGTGCTGTCGGCAGGCTTGGCAGTCAAGTACAAAGGAGCAGCCGCAGAAGTTGCCGTGCTGTTTGCACCAGCGTAGAACTCACCGGGGCTTGTTGCGCTGACTGTGGTTGTGCCAAGCGCCAAGTAATCCACGCCTGACACCGCTGCACCAGCAATCGTCAAAGCAGCAGTACCTGTGACTGTGACCACGTTACCTGCTGTGCCTGTGACCGTCCAAGCGCCAAAGGTCTGTGTGGTTGTGCCAAGGGCAATGGTATGGGCTACGGTCTTGGTGGAGGCTAGTTCGGTGAATTGGTTGTTGCCACCGATGGTCAGAGTTGATGTGCCCGTTGTGCCGCCGATGGTAAGTTTGTTGTAGGAAAGACCGTCACCCTGAAAATTTCTTGCTGTTGAACTAGTATCAGACAAAATAATGTTTGCGGTTCCCTTATAAAAATTTACAAACGATGCCGCACCCGAAAAATTCCAGACATTGCCTGTTCCTGTTAACGTCCATGTACCGGAACCCATTTTTAATGTTTTAATAGTTGAAAATGCGCCTGTAAACAATCCCGTTGTCACGTTGTACGTCACAGCATCAAACGTGCCGCTGGTCAGGGTTAGGGTTCGTGCAGCAATAAGTGTCAGAGCGTCTGCCAGTTGTACCGTGCCTGTCGCGGAGTCGATAGTCATCGCCCCACTCCACGTATTCCCACTACTTGTGATGGTTTGCGTTCCCCTTTTACCCATAGTGGAAAAACCAATAGTTCCCGGTGTTACACCAGAACCTAAAAGCACATCGCCGTAATAAGTCGGGCTGCCGTTTGACCAGTCAATTGTGCAAGCAGTAGTTCTGCCCGACATATTTAACGTGCCAATGTTCCATGCTGTTTGAACCGTAACAGTGCCAACAGTACCAGCGTTATCAAAGACAGCCGTGTCTTGAGCCAATGGAAACTGATTGATGTCAGGCGTACCCCCAGACGATGGACACCAAGCTGTAGCACTCCAGTTCTGACTTCCAGCCAAGTTCCAGTACACCGTCTTGGCCGCAGGGAACGTGATGCCTGTATTGCCACCGCAGTCACCAGCACGGGTAGGCGATGAGCCAGCAGCAGTGCCAGCTATTGTGATGTCACGGAAGTCGCAGTCAGTGGCTGACAGGCTGTTGACGGTTAATGTGCGGGGAGTGCCAAGGGTGTCAGAGCGCAGGAAGATACGGCGTACTGCTGTGGCTCCAGCGCAGGTCAAAGTTCCGTTGATGGTTTGGTTTGCACTGAACAAGAGCCCTGTTAGACCCGCAGACGCTGGGGCTGTTACCGTAATGGCGTTAAATGTGTTTGTTCCTGATATTTGGTGAGCAACTCCTGCGCCAGTTCCAGTAAAAGATATGTTGTAAAAAGAAACGCCGCCTCCACTAAAAGTGGAGCTATTGCTCATGTTAATCTGTGATGTTCCAGCAGTGAACGTCAAGTTTGTGCTTGTTGTAAAAGTTACCGGAGACGATCCACTCAACGTCACCGTACTCGACCCCAGAGTAATCGTCCTGACGTTGCTGTTAGTGGAAGTTAAAGAACCAGCAGTGACGTTGAAGTTCTTGGTGTCAAACGTGCCGTTGGTGACGGCGAGGCTGTTGCTGCCAATGTTCAGCGCATCAGCAAGTTCAACTGTGCCGCCGTAAGAATTTACGGTGATTGCGCTCGAAAGAGTCTTTCCGGCGCTAGTAATAGTCTGTGTATTACGACCTGAAAATGACAAAGTACCAGAATAGCTTTGAGTTACCCCACTACCAAGCACCCAATTTCCGTACACCTCATAGGCCGTTGATCCTCCAAGCGTCATTGCGCTTGTCCGACCAGACATATCTACAGTGCCCGTATATGGAATGGCAGCATCAAGCGTAATCGTGCCAGTCACACTCCCGGCATTGGTAAACGTAGCCGTGTCCTGAGCCAACGGAAAGTTGTCTGTGGATGGTGTACCTGTAGATGTTGTAGCCCAGCCGTTTGCCGACCAGTTTTGCGCTCCTGCCAAGTTCCAATACACCGTCTTTGGTGTAGACGCAGTGATCCCCCTGATGCCACGCAGATCGCCAATCCTTGTGCCGCTGATCGGTGCAGCAGTGCCAATGACGTAGATGTCACGGAAATCAGCATCAGTCAGGCTTGGTGCGCTGTTGATGGTGAGGGTTTGGGCAATGCCGTAGGTGGCACCACGGAACCAAACACGGCGGTTTCCTGCTGTGCCTGTGGTGGACAGTGTGCCGTTGATGGTTTGGCGAGAGTCGAAAGTGAGTTGAACAACGCCAGCAGATGCTGGGCCAGAAACGGTTAAGTTGTTGAATGTGTTCGCGCCAGTAATTACGCGAGTTGCAGCAGTGGTATCTGTAAAAGATACGTTGTAAAACGTCAAACCACCGCTATTAATGGTGGCAGTAGCTCCTGACAAATTTATTTGTGACGTTCCAGCATTAAACGTCATGTTTGTTGTGCTGGTAAAAATTATCGCCGTGTTTGCAGTCACCGTAACCGTACTGCTGCCCAGATTGATCGTGCGGGTGTTGCTGTTGTTGGACGATAGGGCTGTTGCAGTGACGTTGAAGTTGTTGGTGGTGAAGGTTCCTTGGGTAAGGGTGATAGCACCAGAGCAAGTCAACGTACCGCCAAGACTTAATGTCGCAGCGGAAGCGTTAATCGTAACCGAAATTACAGATACGTTGTAATCTGTTGTGACGGTAATCGAAGCAGTGTTGATGGTTACATCGTCAGCCGCGCCGGGAACAGATGCACCGCCAGCACCGCCAGATGTTGCAGACCAATTAGCTGTGTTGGTCGAGTTCCAAGTGCCCGTACCACCGACCCAGAACCTTGCAGCCACGGTTACACCCCCTCAGTTGGAGGCACTTCTTCCGCAGGAGGAGCAGTCACCACAGCAATCCAGTTGTCCACACGCTGCTGCTTCATCGCCTCAATCTCAGCATCCGTGAAGGTGTGATCATCAGGCAGATGCAAAGCATCAGCAAACTTACCGTGGGGGGTTTGGAATTCAAAGTCGATTTTGATCATCGACGACCCCTTTAACCTGCAAGTGACAACGAGTACGATACATTCAATGTGTCGCCCGATGTGACGGCCCGGTCACCGGGGGCGGAGAAATCCGCTGCGGAAAACAGCGTACCAGTCGAGCCGCTCTTGGTGTTGTCGCTGGTCAAGAACGCACCGCCCACAGTTTGGGTGGCATTGATGTTAAACACCGCGACAGAAGCGGAGTTGGTGGCCACAGACGGGTTGGCCGTCGTTGCGGTTGCAAAGGTGCAGGTCGGGCGGTTGGCGTTGCTGTACGGGACAACTTCAGTCCATCCGGCGTGGGAAGCCATCGTGTCACCAGCAGCGGGGGTGTTGGATGCGCCAGCGCCGTACAGGCCGATGTACCAAGTCGTGATCTGAGTCACGCTGGTCAGGGCCGTGCCGCACATGTACTGCAAACCCACGTTTACCACGAGGTTGTGGTTTTCATCTTCCCACTTGAGGTTGCCGTCTTTGTCAAAGCACTGAACTTTGAAGCGGCCCAGAGCCATCATCTCTTCGCCAGAACGGGTGCCTGCCACCAGACCGGCGCTCATGGTATCAACAGATTTTACGATTTCGTTCGACATGGGATACTCCTTAAACAAGTCGGATGAGAGCAGATGTGCTGGTGTTGGCAGGCATCTGTACGGTGAAAGAAACGATAGACGTTTTGTCTGAGCCAAAGTCAAGAACACACACCGCACCGTTGTCGCCGGGAGTGTAGATCAACGCGCCGCGAGCCGTGATGTTCCCCGTCCATGCGGGGGACGAGAAATTGACGTACGTGGTGCTGCCGCTTGCCGTTTCTTGGCTTGCAACGGTGGCCGTCACCACCAAACCACCGGCAACATAATCGCCACCAGAGGCTTCACCAATCGTTGTGTATGCCGTGGTGGTCTGATCTAGCGTGGCGGAGTTGGTGTACAGCGCCAAATAGAACGTGTCGGTGGCAAAGTTGATCGTGCCGTTGGCAAGGCCAGACCGCAGCGTGTTGCAGGAATAATTGCCAGTGAGCGCCATCATGCCACCCCATTATTCTGCGGCAGCGGGGGTGTGCGGTACTGACCACTGCGGTATGCATCGCTGCGCTCAAGGCCATCGCCCAGACGTTTGGCCAGCATGAGGGCTTCCTTGTACTTGCCGTCATACAAAGCCATCATGTCGGCCTCACCCTTCATGAACGTGTACGCTTCGACCAGAGAGCCGTAGAGCAAAACTGAATCGAAGTTGTCGCCCAGCCAAGAAGTGC